ATTAAGCAATTCAAATTCTGTTTGTAAAGCTATACCTGAACTTACTTGTGTCTTTGTCGTTCTTACTGCTCCAATATGGGCTATTCTATTTATTGAATTAACTTTGTTTTCTATTGATGTCATAATTGAATTTAAGTTAGAACCATTAGGTTGAAGTAAATATGGTTTTAAGTTTGGTTCTATTTCTTCAGGCATTTCTATTATTGCACCAGCACCAGCACTCGCATTAACACTTGGAGTCTTAACTAATGATGGGTGATTTGATAATCTAATTAATTGTTCTATTTCTGAATACTCATTGTAAATAGCTTTTTGTAAATCTGCTATATCTGTTAGGTCTGATTGACCAATCCCTTTTTTGTGAGATTTGGAATTGTATAAAATAACTGCTGGTATTTTGCCAATCAGATTATCGGCAGTATCTATTATTGTGGGTTCTTCTCTATCTGCCATATAGATAGTTTCTATACGATCAGGAAACCAAACCCTCATGTATGTTCCACCATCTTTATCTACTTCTTCTCTAATTTTAAGATAGTCTAAAACATATTTACCATTTGGTTCTCTTTTAAAATTCCAATCTAAAACATTCTCAGGTGTTACGATTGATATGTATGGTCTTATGTCTTGTTGTAATTCTTCTGCTCTTGTTCCTAATGTTAGATTCGGTTTATCTAATATTAAAAAACAATGACCATAAATAGAAGAATAGTTTTGTGCTTGTTTGATTACGTTGTTAAAATTATTACCATCTAAATCTGCATCTTTTAGAAATGTGTCTAAACTTTGTTCTTCAGACATTGAGCCAAAATCTCTTGATGGTTTAACTCTAAATAAAAAAGATGAATAGATTTGTATGACGTTTCTACAATGATTATCGCAAGGTGTGTTTCCTAATCTTTGATTAAACTCGTTATCTAATTCAAGATTGTATCTATTTAAGTATTGACCAAGAGTATAATCATAACCACCATTATAAGATCGTATATAATATTCCCAATTAGAAACATTTTCTTTATAATCTTTGTGTACGTTTAGTGCAGTATCTCTTGAATATGCCATTACTTAATTGCCCATCTTGTTGGTTTAGAATATGGAATACTACTTGTTAGTGGTTTAATGTAATCAATTAAATATCCTAAAGCATCATTCATATGGTCAAAACCTTGTTCCTTGTCAGGAATATTTGTGTTTTCCTTGTATATCTGTCTTTGTAATCCTTTTATCATAGTTTTACAAGTTTTCGATACAAAAATATATCGCTTACCTTTAGAATCTTTTAACTTAGCATTAACTGAATTTACTCTATCTCTTATTGGTGTATGTTTATGTTTTACTTTTACTTTGAAACCAGCATTTTGCAATATAGATAAATCAGTTCTACCACCAGCAGAGGTTTTTCTTTGCCTACAAGCTGGGTCAGGGTACATAAATATTTGAGGTTTTGCACCATATCTATCTCTTATCTCTTGGCACATTTCATCAGTATTACTTGAATAAATTACTATCTCATCAACAAAATATACTTTGTCTTTTTCTATTTGTGCTACACAAGCTGACATTGGATCGACATTCATATCAAGCCCAATGTGTAAAGGTTTAGTCCAATCTATTTTTTTATCTATAACAGAATCAACAGGGTGAAAATTGTAATAAACAGAACCAGCATAATTTTCAAATGCACCTTCAAACTCTTGTCTAAAGGTTCTAATATCTACGTCTTGTTTTGCTTGTTCTAATTCTTCTTTTGAAACCATACCACCCTCAACAGTAGTATATTGAAAACTAGACCATTGATCGTCTTGCTTACCTTTAAGATACATTTCATAAGCCCAATTACCATAACCTTTAGGTGTTCCACACATCAAAACATTTCCTAATGTGTCTGATACTGATGCTCTTAATACTTCAAACCAAGTTCTTTTATCTATATCTGCAAACTCATCTAATATTAAAAAGTTTAATCCTGTACCTCTAAGTGCATCATAATTATCTGCACCTTTTAATGATATTGTACTATTTGTTTTTCTGATTCTGATAGTAAGAGCTGTCTCATTAATATCCTCAATCCAATTAAATTGATTAAGCATTTCTTTTAAATTAGACCAACATATTTCTTTAGCCATTTTAAAAGTAGGTGCTACATACCATATCTGCTGATTAGGTTGAGATGCGTATTTCATCATCTCAGTAATACATAAATAAGTTTTACCGAATCTTCTACCTGATATTAATACTCTAAATCTTGCTTTTGACGAACTGACTTCGTATTGTGGCTTAGTTAATTTAATCTTCATATTAACTAGATGCTAATTCCTCACATTTAAAATTAATTAAAATTTTACCTTTATTCACTTCTGCTATTCCTAGTGATTGGTTTATCGTAAGTGCGTTCAAATATCCAGCAGTAGAGCAATCGTAATAACTATCATATTGCATATTATTAGGTATTGGATCAGAACATTGTTGATAAATAGCTGAGCAGATTTGCATAATTAATATATATTTCATAGCCAATTTATTATTCCCCATATGCCAAAGATAAAATACATTGTTTCCATATACAATCTTGGCATTGATTTAGACCTGTAAGAGTCATAAATCCAAATTGCACACGACATTGCCGATAAACACCAACCTAAAGATTGAAGATAATTTATTTTAAATGTTGTTAGTATTATTACACTACAAAGTGCTAAAAGGAAACCACACCATCTCAATTTTCGTATTGCACGATTTAATCTGACCATTATGTGTCCTCATAATTATTTACTCAATGATATGATTCTTACAATCTTTTTAGCACCCATATAGATTTCTGTTTCTGCTTTTATTTTATTACAAGAAAATCTTACAGATTGTGGATTGACTTCTCTTTCAGCTATACGTTTAGATTTGAGACAAGCTGACATTTTTTCTTTGTAAGTGTGTTCAACTATATCTCCGTTTAAGTGCATAATTAAAGCTATTACTATTTCTACCATTAGTGATCTCCGTTTAATTTCTTTTGTAGCATATCAACCTGTTCTTTTAAATGATCTATATTAACTTTGTTATATCTTGATGCTTCTATTTCTTTTTCAATAGATTCTATTTGTGTGGCTAAATGTTCTATTAACATATACATCTCTAAATTTTTAGGTTCTTGTTCTGCCTTTTTTAATAGGTCTGCTTGAAACAAAGTATCTGCTGTTTCTAATCTATTGAGTCTTTCTTCAACTCCAAAGTAAGCCCATACACCAATAGCTACTGCACCAACAATACCAATTAAATTTCTTATTGGTAAAGAAATTTGTGTGTTATCACTTACTTTCATAACCTCTAGTAATCCATTCGTATATCTTCTTTAGAATCTTTCTAATCTTCTTCATAATTTAAATCCTTTTTGCCAAGTTCGTATAGCCCAAAATGCTGGACTCAAACTTTTTTGTCCTCTTACTTTAGATAGTATTGGTCTAAATCTTGCCATAAAACTTTTGCGTCTAGCTGGGTCGTTTCTACCAATACTCATTCCTTTTTGTCCAAAGTTCACTTTTTGTACTCTGCCTGTTCTTGTATTCCTAACAAATACTTTGAACTTCTTAACATCACCTCTTTGTACTTTATTGAGTTTTACTGTTCTTCCTTTGTACTTTGCCATAAGGTCTTAATAGCACAAAAGCTTTTAGGATTAAACTTTATATATCGTATATTTTAAAGTGAGTTCTTCGTCTTTCTTGATTTCTTTTATGGTATGCAAATAAGACTTATTTCCAACTGTTATTCTTACACAATTAGGATCGTCTTTGTGATTGATAAATCCACCTAACGGACTTCTTATAATTTCATCACTAATTAGAATATGAGTTATGCCTAGTTGAGTACCATCTTTAATATCTTGTGTAGCAAATAATCCTAGACCATTGATGCTACTTGGTTTGATTGTGAGGGAGTCAGGTAAAGGTTTATAAGTCATTGAGGTTCTTCTCCACCACAAATATAACCTATCACTTTCTTACCTTTATATTCGTGATAATAATGATTACTCATAAATGTTTTCTTTTGTTTTTCAACAGTAGTGATATTAGAATGAAACCAACTGCTACAACTGTCTTGTATTTCAAAT